CCTGGGGATGGCCGGTTCTTTGTTGGGTACCTCAGCTCAGAATGAGGCGAATCAGAATGTTTCTTCTGATCAGATGGCTTTTCAGGAGCGTATGAGCTCCACTGCCTATCAGCGGGCTACAGCAGATATGCGAGCCGCCGGGATTAATCCTATGCTTGCGTATGCACAGGGCGGTGCCAGCTCACCCGGCGGAGCTGGCATACCGTCCGTTGATATGGGTACTCCGGCGGTTAATACCGCTATGACGGTTGCTCGTAATCAAGCTGAGCTGAAGAATATGGATGCTACGAATGAGCAAATCGGTTCTTCTACGCGTCTTAATCAAGCCTTGTATGACAAGGCTGTCCAGGATGCTCAGTTGTCGCATAATTCAGCGTTGAACATGGACGTTCAAAATAAGCTTTTGCGGGCCAATGTTCCTCTTGCTCAGAATAAGGCGACTGCTGAAAAGAGCGCTATTGGTAAGTATGGTGCCTATTTTGATCGCTTTATGGATTCGGCTTCTCGCCTGAATCCTTTTACTTCATCTGCTAAGAATATTCAGCAGATGGATTATCTTCGCGAGCTTCGTGCTCGCTAATTTTAAGAGGTTTTTATGTCTAAGTCCGATATGTCTACTGTTTTTTCTAAGCAGCCTGGTCCGGCTGCTGGTTCTTCTCCTGATCGTGTTGTTGGTTCACCATCCCGTTGTCGTGCTGGTCGTCGTGTTGCTATGTATTTCACAGATCCATCTCTGACCAAGCAGGCGTATAAGGATGAGTGTGATATTAATGTTATTATGACTAATTGGGAGAAGTCTGGCGTTTTGACGCATACTCCTCGCACCCAGGGCGAGTATCGTGACTTAGGTTCCTCCTTTGATTATCATGCTGCCTGTAATCAGGCGTTGGCAGCTCAGGCTGCCTTTGATTCTTTATCTGGTACCGTGCGGGCTCGTTTTTCGAACGATCCCGGCCGGTTTTTGGATTTTGTGCAAGATCCCCGGAACATTCCTGAGATGATCTCATTAGGTCTTGCTACAGCAGAGGAAGCGCCGGCTGCTACCCCAGATAGCAAAGGCGGTGCTTCCGCTGCTGTACGGCCTGCTAAGGCCGTTTCTAAGGCTCCGAAGGAGCCGTCTACTCCTCCGGTTGAGGAGGAGTAGGCCACACAGTTACTTACTTGATGTAACTGTGTGGAGTGACACCCAACTGTAACTTAAGGAGATTTTATGGCTTTTAAGCGTTCAAAGATTCCGATGCGTAAATCTAAGAAGATGTTTTCGAAGGGCGCGCAGCGTGTGAATAAGAAAAATGTTTCTCCCAGGCCCATGCGTGGTGGGATTCGGCTGTAAAGAAAATGGCCGGGGGGAGCCCGGCCATTTGAATTTGCATTTTCAGTCCATTTCCTACCAATGGAGTTATTCATGCCGTGTTATCATCCCTTAAAGGCTTTTCGTAGTCAAGACCGAACTATTGTATTTCGGGAAACCCGAAATACTGTTGAATCTCTTACCCTTCCTTGTGGTCAATGTGTTGGGTGTCGCTTAGAGCGCAGTCGCCAATGGGCGATCCGCTGCGCTCATGAGGCGTCTTTGTACGCCGATAATTGTTTTATTACTTTGACTTTTTCTGATGAACATTTGCCGGAGGATCGGTCAGTTGATGTTCGTATTTTTCAGCTTTTCATGAAGCGTTTGCGTAAGCAATACGGTGATGGCATTCGGTTTTTTCACTGTGGCGAGTATGGCGAGCGTTTTGGTAGGCCGCATTATCATGCGTGCCTTTTTAATTTTGATTTTCCTGATAAGTATTTTTGGAGGATCTCTCCAACCAAAAATCGTTTGTATCGTTCTCCTTCGTTGGAGGTTTTATGGCCTTTTGGTCATTGTGAGATTGGTTCTGTCACTTTTGAATCTGCTGCTTATGTTGCCAGGTATGTGTTGAAAAAATTTACCGGGCCCCAGGCTGATCTGCATTATGAGTATATTGATCCGCTTACTGGTCAGATTTTTGATCGTAGTCCGGAATATGTTACGATGTCCCGTCGTCCTGGTATCGGGAAAGCTTGGTTTGAGAAGTATTCTTCTGATGTTTTTCCCGGGGATTTTGTTGTTATGAATGGCAAGAAGGTTCGTCCTCCCAGGTACTATGATACTCAATATGAGATTTTATATCCTTTCGAAATGGAGGCTCTTAAGCATGAACGTTATGTTAATTCGTTAAGATTTCTTGACGATAATTCTGTTGATCGGCTCCGGGATAAGGAGCATTGTCAGGTGGCTAAGTTAAGTTTTTTAACCCGTCCTGTGGAGTAATTTATGTTGCATAAGGTTTTTTCGATTTACGATGTGAAGGCTGGGGCGTTTCTTCAGCCTTTTTTTTCAGTTTCTAACGGTGCTGCTATTCGTGCTTTTTCCGATGCGGTGAATGATTCTAAGACGCAGTTTGCGGCTCATCCTGAGGATTATACGTTGCATGAGTTGGCTACGTTTGATGATATGAATGCGTCTTTTGACGCTAATTTGGTTCCGGTTCCCTTAGGTAAGGGTACCGAGTTTGTAATTTCTAGGTAGTAATTTTAACCCCCCCCTGGCACCAACCAGGGGGGAATTTTTTGAGGGTTTTATGAATATACCATCTGTAATGACACATTCCTTTTCTCAGGTGCCCAAGGCTTCTATTCCTCGGTCATCCTTTGATCGTTCGCATGGTCATAAGACCACTTTTGATGCCGGTTATCTGGTGCCTGTTTTTGTTGATGAGGCTTTGCCTGGTGATTCTATCAACCTTAATATGACTGCTTTCGCGCGTCTTGGTACGCCGTTGAAGCCGGTTATGGACAACATGTTTTTGGAGAGTTTTTTCTTCTCCGTTCCTATTCGCCTGGTCTGGGACAATTTTCAGAAGTTTTGCGGTGAGCAGGCTAATCCAGGTGATTCTACTTCTTATGTCATTCCGCAGATGGTTATTACAGGTGACTACCTGTCCGGATCTTTGCATGATTATTTTGGCCTCCCTACTATTGGCACTACTCTTGATCCGACTGGTGCTTCGCATTCTGCCTTGTTTCATCGTGCGTATAATTTAATTTATAACGAATGGTTCCGGGATCAGAATTTGCAAAATTCTGTTGTTGTTGATAAGGACAACGGTCCTGATGATCCGGCTGATTATGTTCTTTTACGGCGCGGTAAGCGCCATGATTATTTTACGTCGTGTTTGCCTTGGCCGCAGAAGGGTACGGCTGTGAGCCTTCCCCTGGGTACGTATGCTCCGCTTGAGATCTATGATCCTAATGCGGCTGCTCCCTGGCCTGCTTCGATTGTTCGTAAGACGGCTGATGCTGCTATTTCTGCTAACCAGAATCCGCTGCGAACTAATGTGTCGGGTGAGTTTTTGGATGCCACGGCTGCGAACACGTTGATGATGGATGTTACTTCGCATACGCGTGTGAATCTTTCTACGGCTACGGCTGCAACTATTAATCAGTTGCGTGAGGCTTTTCAGGTTCAAAAGCTTTACGAGCGCGACGCGCGCGGGGGTACTCGTTATACCGAGATTATTCATTCACATTTTGGCGTGACGTCGCCGGATGCTCGTTTGCAGCGTCCTGAGTATTTGGGCGGCGGATCTGCTCCGATTAATGTTACTCCGGTTATTAATACCGCTTCCACTTCTCTCAATACTACTCCCCAGGGCTCGCTCACTGGTTTTGGTGTGATGACGGCTCGCGGTCATGGTTTTACCAAGTCTTTTACTGAGCATTGTTTGATTATCGGTATGGTTTGTGTTCGTGCGGATCTGAATTATCAGTCCGGCATGAATCGCATGTGGTCGCGTTCTACCAGGTGGGATTTTTACTGGCCCGCTCTCGCTCATATTGGCGAGCAGGCTGTTCTCAATAAGGAGATTTATTGCCAGGGTGCGTCCGGCGGCGCTGCTGATGCCGCTGTGTTCGGGTACCAGGAGCGTTTCGCTGAGTATCGCTACAAGCCTTCTCTTATTACCGGGTTGTTTAAGTCTGATGATCCGCTCTCCCTTGATATTTGGCATTTGGCGCAGGATTTTGGTTCTTTGCCGGTGCTCAATGCTGCCTTCATCGTTGAGGATCCCCCTATGGATCGTGTTATTGCGGTTGAGGATGAGCCGCATTTTCTTTTTGATTCGTATTTCAAGTTTCGTCATGCCAGGCCGATGCCTGTTTATTCGGTGCCGGGTTTGATTGATCATTTTTAAAGAATTCTCCATTTCCTAGGATGGTAGATATTGAATTTATTGGGGAGGAGTAATTTCTAGGGTTTACAGGTTCCTCCCCAATTTTGGGAATTTTTATGAGTTTTATTGATTGGTTGAGCACCTATTGGGCCGATATTATTACTATTTTAAACAGTATCGGCCTACTTTTTCTTTCAAAGCCTCCTCGCAAGGGTTTGTAGGATGAGTTTTTTTAGTAATATTTTGAGTACGGTCGCCGGGCCCATCCTGGGGATGGCCGGTTCTTTGTTGGGTACCTCAGCTCAGAATGAGGCGAATCAG